TTACTATAGTTCATACTTGAGCCCGACAGATCAGGTTGTGGCTTTGATGAGAGGTTCCGACCAGACCCAGGACTTATATTACTTCTCTTCGATACCGTCCACCTTTTATTTCACCCTCACGCGGTCTGGTTCGACAGTCGATTTGAAGATTTATTCTGATGCTGCCAGAACGAATCTGTTAGATACATTAACTGTTTCCGATGGTACTGTATATAGGTACTTGAGCCCTCTCATGTCGAGGGATCACAACGTAGGCGGCGTTGATTCAACAATGACGCTTAATGTCAAGAATTTTGAGATAATTTCAGGGGGGGCATCAACCACCACAACCACGACTACCCAGAGCACGACCACCACGAGCACGACCGCGCCCGGCGGGACTTCCACTTCGTCCTCCACAAGCTCAAGCACAACCACGTCGACTCAGTCCACTTCCACGACCACCACGACCGAGGTCCCTCCGTGCAAGGACCCCGCCAACTACGCCTACGACGCGCCCCAGGAGTGGACTCACAACGAGAGTAACTGGGCCGGCAGGACGATGCGATACATCATTCCGGCATCCAGCTTGAGGGCCGGCGGGTCCGAGGTCTCAGTCTATTTCACCTGGTTCGGTCTCGACTATGAGATCGGCAAATGCTACATCGGCCACCAGGCAAGCTCCGGCCACGAGTACGACTTTGACGGGAACCAGGTTCAGGTCACTTTCAACGGCGGCTTTCCGGGGGCCACGGTCACAAGCCCAGGTGAGTGGTCCGACCAGGTCGCTTTCAGTCTTGACCCGTCCAAGAACCTCGTCGTCGCCGTTTACTTTGTTGACAACGGCATCCCGCGCGGGCCGCTTGAGCCGAACGTCACCGGCTACTGGAAAGACGGGGATGACGCTGCGACGACAGATGCGGTCGGATATTCTCTTCTCCCCACTTACACGGCGCAAAGGGTGATAGATGTCGTCTGTGTTTCAGCAGGCTTGACCACCACGAGCACGACCACGACATCATCCACTACCTCCAGCTCGACCACCACGACCGGGCCTGGGGCGACCGGCACCACGACCAGCTCTTCGACCACCACTTCAACTCAATCGACAACCTGCACGACCACGACCTCCGGGCCATATTGGTCATGGTACCAGGACAGGCCTGTCTTCCTGGTCGATCCCAACTGGGTTTCCCCCCTGGATTCAGATATCGATGATCCAACGGAGATCACGGCATATTACGGCAAGGAATACGCCTACGGGCACTATCCGGAGGGAGAGACGATTCTCAAGGCAGAATACTTGCGGGACGATTACGAGGAGATCATGTCGGTCTTCGACTTCTTCGACCTGGTCAGGGGCAGGCACATGGGCTTCTGGTTCCCCACCTGGAGGTCGGATATAGTCGTCAATGCGGCCTTTGACGCTGCCGACATCACGCTCAGCGTCGAGGATTTCAAATGGGAAGATTATTTCCGGCAGACGGGGACAGGTCAGTATCTCTTCTTTGCGTTCCCGGACGGGACCACAGCGGTCAGAAAGCTAATATCCGCAACATCGTCCACAATCACGCTAGATCAGGCGATCGGAAAGACGGTTTCCACAGATGAGCTCAGCCAGCTCCTGGTCTCGTTTCTCCTGTATGGCCGCTTTGACCAGGACGAGGTCGAGGTGGAATTTCTGAGCTCCAGGGCAGCAAAAGTCAACTTGAGCTTTCACTCGCTCCCCTACGAGACGCCGGGAGTGATAACGAGCACGTCGAGCACGACTACCAGCTCGTCAACTACCAGCTCCAGCACGACAACGACGACATAGAGAGAGGAGGAGATGAAGAACCAGACACAGAGTTACATCGAAAAAGAACAGGCGGTCGAGCTAAAGCCAGTGGAGCTGTTTCACTTCTGGAAGGCGGACGGGTCTCAGCACTGGCGGTACACGTCCCACGACGAGGACGTGGAATACCAGGGCAATACCTACCAGGCCGCGTCAATCAACCGGGGGCCGGTCCAGTACGACTCGGACCTTGAGGTCTCCACCATTCAAATTTTTGCCGTTTTCAAGGACGACCCGATGGAGGAGTACCTGGCGGAGAACCCGATTGAGGTTGTATGGGCCGAAGTGATCCGGGTGCATAAGGACTTGCCTAATCAGGGTTCAAACGTTTTCATCGGCCAGGTTTCCGGCGTGGCCTTCCAGGGCCAGGAGGCGACCGTCAAGTGCGTGGGGTTCGAGTTCCACCTGCGCCAGCCTGCCTTGTCCCTGAGATACCAGCCCAAATGCAATCACTTCATCTACGATGAGATCATAGATGGGGTCGGGTGCGGTGTCGATAAAAATGCACACAAGATAACGAAAACCGTGAGCGTGGATGGCCTGACGCTTTCAAACGCGGACCTCGCGTCTTATTCGGACGGGCACTTCAAGTACGGATGGGTCGAGTGGCAAGGCCACCGCAGGATGATCGTCTCTCATGAGGGACAGAACATCAAGGTCCGGTATCAGATCCCGGGGCTTTCTTCGGGCGCCCAGGTCGACATCTTTCCTGGCTGCGACGGAAGGCCGGAGACATGCAGGGACAAGTTTTCAAATATCAACCAGTTCCTGGGGTTCACACAGATCCCGGTCGACAACCCTGCGACCAAATATTGAGAGCGGGCTATGGCATATTTTTTTGACAGCGAGGAAAACGTAAGGCGGCTCAAGGAGACCCTCAAAAGCTGGGAGGGCACGCCCTGGAGACACAGGACAGCCGTGAAAGGCCTGGGGGCCGACTGCATCCATTTCGTCCTGGGCGTCCTCGGCGAGATGGGGATCCTGGACCTCTCGCGGATCCCCGTCCCCGACTATCCCCCTGACTGGCACCTGCACAACACCAGGGAAATGCTTTACGAGGGCCTCCACCGCTATCTCAATGTAGTCGATGTCCCGGTCTCTGAAGTGAGAAACGGCGACATCATACTAATCCACTTCGGCAAAGCGGCGAGCCATGCGGCCTTTTACCTGGACGGGTTCATTTACCATTGCGTCCGCCCAGGAGGAGTCTCAAAGGGATCCTTCAACGATCGCACCTGGAGGAAGAGGATGAAAATTGCAGTGAGGTTGTTGTCATGAGCGTCGGGGGCCTGATAGGGGGAGCTGTCGGAGGCGCAGTAGGGTTCCTGGTCGGCGGGCCTGTAGGCGCAGCCATCGGCGCGGGGATCGGCGCCGGGGTCGGCATGATGCTCGACCCGGTGCAGCCCGACACGCCAGGGCCTTGGGACCAGGGGGGCATTTCGGTCAACCTGGCCAAGGAGGGCACCCCGATACAGGACGCCCTCGGGACCGTAAAGGTCAACGGAAACATCATATGGTCGTGCTGTCCCAGGTCGGTCGAGATCAAGGAAGAGCAGGGCGGCAAAGGCGGCGGGTCCTTTGCAGGGGGCCTGTGGACAAACTTTACACTGTCTATGCAAACGACAAAGTGGTCTGGTCGGGCGAGCTTGAAAGGCCGGCAAGCGGAGGCCTGGTGACGATATCCCTGGACGGCATGGGGTCCTGTGATTTCTATTTCGGGACTTCGGATCAAACGCCGAACAGCTACATGGGGGCAAGACTGCCGGATGCCACGCTCAACCCGGCTTACCGGGGCCTGTGTTATGCCGTGCTCAAGGACTGTGCCCTGGGCAATTACAACAGGGCTCCCAGCATGTACTTCGTGGTTCACAAGGCGCCCTCAATAGAGGCCCTGGAGGACGACTACAAGGACATAGAGACGTTTGACTACAACCCGGCTCATGCCGTCTATTACGTGCTCAACAGGATGGCCGGCATTGATGCCGAGTACCTTGGCGCAGACGATTTCAACGACGCAGCCAGAGTTTTACAGGGAGAAGGCAGGGGCGTTTCCATCGGGTTTAGCCAATCCTCCGATGCCCTCACTTCCATAGAGGCAATTTTGAAGCACGTCTCCGGAGGCCTGCGGTGGGGAGGTGATTCAAAGCTCCATCTGTTCCTCTACCGTGAATCGGAAGACACTGATTCCTTGCCTTCTTTTGGGCCTGAAGACTTCCTTGAAAAGCCCAGGATCGACCGCAAATCATGGCTGGATACCGTCAATGAATTCAAGGTCCAGTATTCGCGCAGGGTTTTCAGGGAAGCGCTGTGTCCCACGGGATGCGACAACTTTGACATTTCGTCCAAGGAGTCTATCGGAGCCAACGAGACCAGGCAGATTACCATCCAGAACGATGACTGGACGAACCAGGAATGCAACGATTTCTCCTTCCTGAGCGACGGCCTTCCGGCAAGCAGAAGGGGGTCCTTCTGGGGCTTCACCTACCAGGGATCCGGAAAATGGCAGGGAAACTACACGACGAACCCTGACCTCTGCACGGGGCAGGATCCGAATGACCCTGAGTGCCCAAGCATATGCGGCGTAAAGTTGCCATGCTGCACATGCGAAATAATTGATCCGGTCAGCTTTGATATGGACAAGACGCCCGAGACAGTGGATCCGGGGTCAAGCATAAACCTTTACCTGAAAGATGGCTACGGCCCCTTTACCTGGACAATAGAGAGCGGCTCCGGGTTCAGCCTGGGCGCTGGAGTCACATCCACTCGCGTGAATACCCTTTATTGCAATCCAGGCTCCTGTTCCAGCGACGATCAAGTGAAAGTTACAGTCAAGGTGCAGGACGCCTGCGGAAACTCAGCCACTCACACTTTTAGAAACACAGACGGGGTGTGGGACTATGACCTTGCTAGGAGGGCTTTTATTGCAGAGGTCCAACAGGACTATGATTTGTGCGATGACAGTGTGCATCGCTGTCAGACCTTCATAGTGGATGGAGATAAGAGATGGAAATACAGCTCGATAAATACCTACGGGAGAGACAGGCAGTGCCTCAAGCTTGGATTTGATGCAGTGTATGAAGAATTTACTTATCAGGCTGGACTGTCTAATAGCGGGCCGTGTGGTGCAGGAGGCCGCGATTGCGTAACTTGGGATGCGTTGTGCGCCGAGGATCCTAACTGTCCCACGGGCATATATACCAGGGTTGAACTCCACTTCTGGAAATGCAACCCGGCAAGTCAATCGAGCGGATGCTGATGCAGGGCATAGGCTTCATATTACAAGCGTGGAAACTTGCCACCATTCAGGAAGCGGTCAACTTGAACCGCAAGCTTGAGCGGGAAGGCAGGACCTGGGCCGAGGTCACGGGATGGCTCAAGGAAAAAGAGGCGCAAGAGCAAAGGATGGTCGAGCTGAGCCTGGAAGAGCTTTCATTGCTTAGGGCGAGGAGCAGAGGGAAAATCCGTCGATTACCCAAAGCGTTGAGGAAAAAACTCTGGGCCGTGGAAGGCTGGAACCTGGAGAACAGGAAGCTTTCAAGGGGCAAACCATGAAAAGAGAAGCTGAAAAAGGCCAGGCTGGCCGAGGAATACGGGTTTTTATTTTAGGGGGTTTGTCAAGATGATAATCGACTACCGGGAGGCCATAGCTCCGGTCAACGACCCTGCAAACCGGGAGATCGTCCGGAGGCTAAATTCCAAAACAGTGAAGCTCAGCATGTTCACGACGCCCCGCAACGCTACCTGGGCCGCTGACCGCGGCCTGAAGGTAGAGGCTTATCCCCTGGCAAACCTGTCTTTCCCGGCTAACAGGAACTTTTTCAGGGTCGAGCCAGGCGACCAGTTCAAGTTCAGTTATCCACAGTGGGGCATATCAAACATGATCTGCCGGGTTGTCCGGATCACGGAGGAGGACCTGGAGACCGGGGCAATACAGGTGACGGCAATAGAGGACATAGACCACATATCGGCAGAGGCGTTCGGCGAAGCAGCAAGGGGCAAGTGGCCGATCGAGACAGAGACACTGTCGGCGCTGGAGCATGTTGGCATCATCGAGGCGCCCTATGTCCTCGCAGGCGACAGTGTAAAGGTCATACCTCTTGCAGCCAAAAAAGCCGGGACTGAGGCCGGCTATTACCTCTATATGTCCATAGACGGAGGGGTCTCATACCAGAAGATCGGCACCATAGGCTCATACCAGCTCTACGGGATCCTGGCTGAGGACTATTCTGCGGACACATACCAGATCGACGAGCAGACCGAAGGAATCCTGGTGGACTTCGACGTTGCGAGGACTGAGGACCTCGACCTGGTTCAATCCATTACGCGCGATCAAATGGTCTCAGGCCAAAACATCGCGCTTCTCGGGAGCGAGATAATCACATTTCAGACCGCAACACCGGTGACCGCGACAAGATACCGCCTGAGCGGGATCTTCAGGGGCCGCTACGACACAGAGAAAGCGGACCATTCCGCCGGCGAAGCCTTCTGGTTCATAGGCACTGACCTGTTTCAGGCCATATCTCATAGCGAGCTGGCCATCGGGGCAAACAGGAAATTCAAGATGGTGCCGTTCACGGAAAAGAATTCCGGCGACATCTCGGAGGCCTCCGCAGTGGATTACACGATCACCGGGAGGGCGAAAAAACCCTATCTCCCGGGAAACCTCAAGGCGAACGGGTCCTGGATAGGAAGGTACAGCAACGACATAGTCCTCACCTGGACGGCGAGGTGCAGGGGAGAGGGCGCGGGGATCGGGGATCCCCAGACGGTCCTCGATGCGGCCCCGGCCTTTGAGTATTCGTTCGAGGTTGAGGTCTGGGTGGGAGGCACCCTGAAAAGGACCGAGGGAGGCATCGAGGACGACACCTGGACGTATACCGGGGCCATGAACATCGCGGACAATGGCGCCCTGGCCGATTCGATCACGTTCAAAGTCCGGCACATACGGACGGAAAACTATATCGAATCAGACCCCGCACAAATAACCGTTTACAAGGAGTAACACCATGACAGACACGCAAAAGTATGACTTGATCGAGATCGACTACAGCCACGAGGGCTGGAACGGGGACCTCACGACAAACATGCAAAAGCTCGACGACCACCTCCATACGAGGGTTCTTGTCACCCTGGGGGAGGCGGTTAATGAAGGCGATGCCCTGTATCAGGACACGGACGGGAAATGGTACAAGGCCCTGGCCGACGGGAACAAGCAGCCGGCCCGTGGCTTGGCGGTCGAAAGCGGTTCGGCAGACCAACAAATCAGGATGCAGAGGATAGGGCCGTTCCAGAAGACAGGCTGGAGGTTCAAGGTTCCATACAAATTGTGGCTTGACGACACGGTGGCAGGTGTGCTAAGCCATCATAAGCCCGCGACAGATGCCCAGTGTATGGGCCATGCCATAGCGTCCGACACGATTTTTCTGGACATCCAGGACCAGGAAGAGGTCGGACCTGCTTTTTTCGGCACCACGACGACACAATCAACTACATCGTCATCAACCACCAGCTCCGGCACAAGCACATCTTCATCAACCTCGTCAACCACGACTGAAAGCACGACGACGTCGTCCAGCTCGACCACGACAACGACGCAGTCCTCCACTACCACCACCACGACGACGGCTTAAGTGCGCAAGAAAAAGGAGCAGGTATGAAAATAGCGATTATGACCAATTTCCAGGAGTTTCTTCCCGGCTACAGCCTCACCGGGATCGTCAAGGATCAGATCACCATGCTCAGGCGGCATGGCCACGAGGCTCATCTCTATGTATCTGAGAAGTACAACGGCGAGGAGTTCTCGCCCGGGATCCCGGTTCACAAAAAAGTCCCTTTTGCTCACCTCACAGATTACACCTCTATCAAGTATCTGTCCCCTGAACACAAAATGACGGCAAAAGCGACTGCGAAGGTGCTGAAGGAAGAGCTCTCCAGGTTCGACATGGTATGGACCCATGACTGGATATTTACCGGGTGGAATGTCCCTTACGGACTGGGCTGTCAGCTCGCCTGGCCGGACATGCCGGGAACTGCATGGCTCCACTGGATCCACTCGGTTCCTTCCCACAGCCGCGATTTCTGGCAGATAAGGGCCTACGGCCCCAGGGCAAAGATAGTCTTCCCGAACAGGACCGACGCCCTCCTCGTCGCGGAGCAGTTCAAGGGCGAAATAGACGATGTCAGGCCGATCCACCATATCAAGGACTTGCGGACGTTTTATGATTTCAGCGCAGACACCTGGCGCTTAATAGACCTTGTCCCCCAGGTCATGAGCGCCGACGTGGTCCAGGTCCTCCCTGCGTCTGCGGACCGGCTCAGCGCCAAGAGGGTCAAGGAGGTGATCACCATATTCGGCCACATCAACAGGAGGGTGAACGAGGTCTGCCTCTTAATTGCCAACCAGTGGGCCACAGAAAGACAGCACAAGGAGGACATAGCGAAATACTATGAGCACGCAAAGGCCTGCGGCCTTGAGCCGGGCCGGGACGTGGTTTTCACAAGCGACGTCATGCCGGAGTATAGGGTCGGCATCCCCAAGCGTATGATCCGGGAGCTTTTGCTTTGCTCCAACCTTTTCATTTTCCCGACGAGGGAAGAGTCCTTCGGCCTGGTAGTGCCTGAAGCAGCCCTCCACGGGGTCCAGCTCGTGCTCAATAGATCCTTGACCCAGCAGTACGAAGTGGCGGGGCACAATGCGCTTTTTTTCGACTTCGGCTCATACCGCCATGAGCACCACAACAAGATGGGAGACAGGTATTACGCAGAGATAGCGATCATCATCCTCGGCAAGATGGCCAAGTCTGACGTGATCCGTTCCAAGACCTTTGCCCGGAAGTGCTACAACATGGACTACCTCTACCGGACAGAGTATGAGCCGGTCATGGGCGAGTCACTGACATGGGGGAGGAAAGCGGCATGAGACTGGTGTTCCTTTATTATTCGTACAAGCACGGGTATGGCCAGAACCAGGCATGGGATCCCCGTGTCGAATCGAAGAACTTTTACGCCGAGCGCTTCACCCAGGAGGGCTATTATAAATTAATCCAGTACATGGCCGAGCGCCGGATCATCGACGAGGCCCTGGTCGTCATCGAGTCAAGAGACAGGCCAGGATACCGCGCTTACAGCGACAGGGTCGACTGCCTTGTTATGCCGGATATAACAAAGAGTCTGGGAGAATTTATTAGAGGCAACGATATCATCTGGGTCAGAGGAGGCTTCAAACATTGGCATGACTGGCTCGCCAGGATGCACGAGCTGGGGTTCTGGCTCATGGTCTATGCCGCCAACACGGGAAGGCAGAAGTGGAGGTTCTGGGATGTCGTTTTCAATGACCTGGAGGGACGAAATTATGTCGATGAGGTCGGCAGGGTCCACCTGGATTTCAGGAAGCCGGTCAACGATGAGATATTTTACCTGAACCCGATGCCTGAGAGGTGGGACGTCATGATCGGCGCAAGCCGGGTTCACGACAGGAAAGGGCAGTGGCGGGTCATAGATGCCCTGGCCACATATAAAGAGCTCTACAAGGAGCCGCTCAGGGCTGTCCTCCCTGGGCCGTTTTCAAGGGGCGTCGAGACGAACAGGATCCGCGACAAGATTCATTTTCACAACCTTCCCGTTGATGTCACGGGTGAGCTGCCCAGGGAAGACCTCGCGGTCGTTATGAACTCATCAAAAATATTTGTCGGCCTGGGAACCCACGGCCAGGGAGACCGCGGACCTATAGAAGCGATGGCCTGCGGGTGCCCACTGCTAATCGGGTACCCTCAATATCATGCGCCATGGCTGACCGGAAATATGAGATATGCGCTGATTTCAAGCAATCCCGAAAACCCGATAATAGTGGCCAAGGAGATGCGCAAAATGCTGGACAATTACACGCCCGATCTGCGCAGCAAAGTCAGCAAATACAGGGAACAGTGCGCCGGCATGATAACAGCGATTTTGCCGCGGATGGCCAGGCTTTTTTCCTTTTTCAAGGGCCACCCAAGGGCGGACCGAAAAAAGCTGGCTAAGGAGCTCGGACTATGAAGAAACCCACGTTTTCCGCCGTTGTCCCGGTCGTCAACAGAAAAATGGCAAACCGGCTTTTCGCCTCCATTGATGACAATCTTTACGGGCCTGAAAAGGTAATCGTCATCGACAACACGCGCGGCCATAAGAGGCTGGAAATGAAGGCGTCTTTTTCCAACGTCCTAATGCTGAAGCCCAGTGAACCCCTCCCTGTCAACCCTTCATGGGAAATAGGGATCAGGCTGTCCGGGGACGTCAATTTTGTGAGCATCCTCAATGACGACGTGATCCT